CTTTAAATGCATTTCCAGTTCCTAATGAAAAAATAGAAGAACCTACAAAGTTTCTTGTATGAGTAAAAGGACCTAATATTGTTTTAGATATTTGTGTCATTCCTTTTGGAACTAAAATAAGATGTCTATACAAAGCATTTTTAGTTAAACTATCAAAAGGTATTTTTTCAGCAAATTTTAAAGCTTCTGCAAAATCAACAGAAGTAAATTTTCCATTTAAAGGATTAGTATACGCCTCTTCACCAAGTGGTGATTTAATTTGCAATCCGTTTTTATCAGCTATAATATTTTGATTTGGAATGTTTCTTAGTGCTTGTAATCTTGTTGGATATACAACTGCAGGTTTTCCTTCTTTAATTAAAGCTTGGCTCAATTCATCAACGTTTGAATAAAATTTATCTTTAGCAACTAAATTAGATAAATCGTTAATTGTATTTATAATAGTGTTTCTTACATCTCTTTTTTGTCCAAATAATCTTTGAAGGTTTCTTAAATCAGCAGGTGTTTTAATAAGTTCACTTGGAATAAATTTTCCACCTTTTATATTATCTGCAATATTTACTAATTGAGTAGCAGTATCATCTAACATACTTAATCTAGTTAAAGGAAATTCAGGTGTCTTTGTTAATTCATTTATTTTTACATTTTTAACAATATCATCTACCATAAAATCTAAATCAGCATCAGTTAGTTTAACTTTATTAGATTTAGCATATCTATCTAATGTGCCTTTAACAGCATTAACATTATCAATAGAAGGTTTATAATTTAAAAATGGAATGATACTTCTATCGGTTGCTATTTTATATTCAGAACTAAAAATATTTTTTAGTCTATTAGACATTATGTCATTAAATTCTTTTGTACCTACGTTTAAATTTTTACTTGTAAGTAATGCATTTTTAAAAACATTAAATTCATTTCTAATTTTAATTAAATCTGAAAAAACATTATCTGTTTGAGTTTTTGTTAATCCAACTTCTTTTCCAAATTCTCTAAATTCTTTTGTTGTTTTAGCATCAAAACCTTTAAATGTTACCTTACCACCTTGAATTACATCATCACCTGCAGTTAATAATTCATCTATTCTTCCTACTATTCTTTTAAACGCTGGAGTTTTTGAAGAAATTCCACTTTCTTTTGCAATATTAAATAATGTTTTATCAATATCTAATATTAAATCTTTAGCAACAATTTGACCTGAATTAATTTGACCTTCTACATCTTTGATTCCTTGAAATAATTTTTCAGGTTTATTTCCCCTTGGTCTAAAAGCACCTGCAAATTTATCTATCCATTGATCTAACTTGTCATTGCTTCTAGTTAAGTCTTCCCCTTGTTTAGATAACTTTCTTCCAATGGCCCCAAGTCCATAAGAAGTAACTACCCCTAAAAAACCTGTATCTGCACCAAATTTAAATCTATTTGTTAAATTTCTAACTGCTTCTTCTTTGGCATCTTCTCTTTTAGCTCTATCTAATTTTGATGGTAATTGTCCAAATACTTCTTCTAATATTTCAAAATCTCCAAGTGTTCCAATTTCTTCTCCATCAGCAACTAACCCTGCTCCAATACCGCCTCCAATACCTATTGCAAAATATTTTTGAGTTCTTGTAAGTCGATTTAATTTATTTGCCTTATCTATTGCACTAACCATATTTGCATTTGGTTTAGCAATTCTATTTGCTCTAGCAGCAGTTATATATTTACTTGCAATTGCTTTTGATTTTTCAGCAACTTTTAATGCAGTCCCCGTTGCCAGCTTCGCGCCTCCATATAACTGTGTGAAGGCAGAACTTAATCTTCCAACTGCATCTGTGTATGCAATCTCTTCTGCTCCTTTTTGAACTTTACCAAATATAGAGTCATCAAAATATTTTTCAAGTTTAGCAGCAGTTCCTTGATCTACTGCAATACCTTCTGGCTTCATGGCATCAACTAATTCTCCAGTTAATGAAAAGAAAAACTTTCTTGCCATCTTTAAATTACCATTAATAATTCCAGCAGCTCCTGTTTCTAAAATATTATAATTTGATTGAGGCTCTACTTCTTGATCTGTTGCTTTTTTATAAAGTCTTTCGCCAAGTTTACCTAATAAATAAAAACCATCCGCCTGTATTTGAACAGGACCAGTTGGTATATCTATTACTTTTTTAGGTGCTTCTTTTTTAGGTGATTTATAAGTTAAACCTTCTGGAAGTGGTTCAACTGGAAATTCACTATATTCTGGTACAAATGGTTCTTGTTTAAGTTCTTCTATTTCAATTGGAGGAGTTTTAATTTGTTCTTCTAATGAACTATCAATATTTTCTGCAACAATATTATCTTCTATGTTTTGAAGATCTTCTCTTTCATCCATTACAGATCTCCTTATTTAGTTGGAACTAATTTTTTTCCGTCAAAGTAATAAAGTTTTTTTGTATTAGGATCTACAAACACATCATTGACTCTAATATTGCTTTTTTGTTGTGGATTCATAAGAACATAATTTCCATTTGCATCTGGCATAAATTTATTAGGACTAATTGATCCTTTAAATCTTCCTTTAATTTGTTGTGCATATGTTGGATCTCTTGTTATTTTATATTCAATCTCTGCTTCAGCTCTTGCTGATGGATAATCAATACCTGAAGATACTTTTCCTTGTGCAATCTTTTCAATAATATCTTCTGATCTATCTTTAGCACCTAATTCTTTTGCTAATACTATTTTTAAAGCATCATTATAAGGAATGTTTCTTACTTTTGCTAAATCTTGTGCTTGTTGTTGGTATAGATATAATTTTTCTTTTGTTAAAGAACCTTTTAATAAAGAAGCATAAACATCTGCTCCTGCTTTTTTAGCGTCTTGTTCTTTTTGTGATACTATATTTTGATAATTAGCTGCAGCTTTTCCAAAAGCCGATCCAAAAGTTCTAAGTGAAGTTGGACTTTCTCCACCTGTTGCACCAAATGCTGTTAAATAATCTAATACTTTTTCTTTATCTGTTGGCTGTAATCTTTTTTGAACAGCATCAGCATAAGCATCCATTGTTTGACTAGAAGTTAAACCTGAAGTCTTTCCATCTGCACCCATTCCCCTCATTGCTGAAACAATACCATCTCCACTTGGAATATTGTAACTTACATTTTCTTGCATATCTATTTCAGTGTCATATGGATAATTTTCTAGATTCATATCTAAAGTAGTATTTTCATATGGATCGGTTCCTTCTTGATAGTTTTTTCTAGGTTCTAATCCTGAAGTAATACCAACATTATAAGCAGCTGAACCACCTCTTCTAAACATTGGTCTTTTTAAAATATTAGCCATAATTAAAATGAACCTTGTGATCCATAAATATCATATCCACTATTACCGGTAGATTTATAATAGTCATAAGGATTGTCAAATCCACCAAAAATACCACCACCTGTTGGTGTAGTTCCACCTTTAAATACATTACTTAAAATACTACCTGCTCCTTTTACAACATCTCCTATTACATTTGATATAGGCATTGTTTGTCCATATAAACTTGCAAGACCCTGAGCTCCTGCAAGAAGTGGACTTGTTGTTAATGGCATTCCTGGAGTAGAAGGTGTTCCGCTTGCAAGTCCGGCAAATATATTTTTTGCTTGTCCTATTCTTTCAAGAGGAAAATTCATTCCTATTTGTTCACCTTGCTGTAATGCATTTAAAATATTTTGTGCATATTGTTGAGAACCTTGTCCATAAGTACCTAATCCTTGTTGTAAACTTTGTTCAAATCCTTGTTGAGCTCCTGGTATAGCAAGTAAATTTGCAATCCCTTGTTGCTGTCTTCCAATTGCTTGTGCATAATTTTGAGCTTGTAAATCCGCAACTGTTTTACCAATAGCTTCTGTTGTTCCTCTTTGTAATTGTCCTCTTGCAACATCATAACGACCACCACCAAAAGCACCTTGTCCCACCGCACTCGCTGCTAGATTTTGTTGTTGCTGTGCTCCGTACTCTTCTTGTCTTCTAACTGCTTCATTAATAACATCTTGTTGATATGGTGACATATATTGTTGATAGCCACTTGGTCCTGCTTGAACTTGTGCAGCAGCTTGTTGTAAAAAAGGTTCATATGCAGCAATACCTGTTCCTTGACCAAAACCAATAATTCTTCCTTCAGGATCATATTGAATAGCTCCAAGTCCTGCTTGTTGTGCTGCTCTTTTTTGTGCTGCTTGAGTAAAAGGATCTTGTGCAGCAACTTTTGGCATGATGCCAGATATGTCTACCGGTCTATTTAATTCTGATACTGTGTAGTCTGCAAGTAATTCTCCAAATGGAGCTAAGAATGGTGCAGGATAACCAGATGTATATTCTTGTGCCATTATGATCTTCCCTCAAGTTGTCTCATTAAACTATACATTTTTTTAGCACCTTCTTTGACACTTCCTCCGCCGGCATTTCGCACAGCATTAGCAGTGAATACAAATTCGTTATTTGACAACATAGCTGGTATATCGTCGGCCTTTTCTTTTACACCAATAGGAGGAACAAATCCACCTTTTTGTCTATAATCTAATTCAGTAATACCTGCTTGATTTGTTCTTACAGGAGGTGATCCATATCTATATCCTTGTCTACCTTGACTATTTGCATTACTAGATGCTCTTTTATTTTTAATAGAATTTAATATATTTAAAAACTTTGGATCTTTCATTAAATTTCCCATTGTTTTAGGATCTTTCATTATTCTTTGTGTTACTTGATTAGTTAACATTGCTGGGGGCATCTTTTGACCCGATTGCATTTGCATAGGTTGTTGTGTTGATCCTATTGCATATCTCATTCTTCCACCATTTTTAGCTTCGTCTCTTGGATATCTTTTTTGATAATCTTTTCTCATTTTAAATCTTTGATATTCATCTAAAAGATCTTCCATTTCATTTCTTCTTCTATTATAATTAAATTCATTTTTTAATTCCATTTCTTCTTCTGGAGATCCACCATCTGCCATCATAGGTTTTCCGTTAAAATAATTATTTTCTAATGGAGTATACATTGCTGATTGCATAGCAGGTTGCATTGGGGATAGTGGTTGCATTTCCATCATTCCACCCATTTGAGCTTTTGGTCTAACAACTACATCAGCTGCTGTTCTTTGTGGAGCAGTTGCCATTGTTTGAGATCCTAATTGTTTTGTACTTCTAAATACAGGTAAAGATGCAAGTCCTTGTCCTGTTCTATATTGTAATTTTTTTAATTCTGTACCAACATTATATTTATTATATACACCCATTACAATGTCATTAATTCTTTTTTGATCATCATAAGATAATTTTCCACCAATTACGGAAAGAACCGCTGGTCCATATTTTTTAATAACTTCAGCTAAATTATCTGATCCAAAAGCACTCATTAAAATATTTCCAAGTCCAGAAACAGATTTAGTTATGATACTTGTAATATCTCCTAATTCAGGAAGTCCTGCCATAAATGAATATTGTAATCCTTGTCCAAAAGCATTTGGATCAACTTGTGTTCCACTACTAGTTTGTTGATAAGTTAAAGCAGGTATTGGTTGTTGTGCTGGTTGTTGTTTTTGATCGTATAAATTATAAAGATCATATCCTGATTTTGCAACGCTAAGCGCTTGATCTAAACTATCAATTCCTGTTTTTATAAATCCACCACCATACCCGCCGCCTCCTGGTACGTTCCCTGGTGCAAAACTAAATCCTCCTGAAACAGGGTCATAGAATGATGCTGGATTAAATCCTAACTCTTCATCGAAATCAGTTGCAGCAAATGCTGCAGCATAAGGATTTCCTCCTGACATTACATATGCTTTAACAGCATCTTCAATATCAATATTAGAAGCAACATCTCCTACAAAATCGCCAACGCCACCAACTACATCACCAACGAAGTCAGCTGCTCCTCCAAATACATCTCCGATTGAACTTACTACACCACCCATTACCAGGTCTCCTTTGTGAATCTTGTTATTTTTCTATAAATTTTATTATCTTTATTTATTCTTAACCAATGAGTTGGTTTATTTAAACCTATTAAATTAAGACAGTTTCTTTTTGCTTTAGCCATAATATCTTTAAAATTTTTAACACAAATGAAGTCAATATGCCATAGGTTATCACCGCTTTTCCAATCGTTAGGGTTTATTTTACCTGTTAAAATGAATTGTTTTTCAGCGTTTTTATCTAAGAAAGCCCAGTTGGTAAATGCGATCACTTCTTCTCCTTGTTTATATATCTTGTATTGATTTAATTCATAAGAAGGTAGAATGTGAAATAACAACTCTTTATCTGTGTTTTTATTATAGCGATCAAATTGTCGGTATAAAGATAAGATAGTGTTTAAATCATCTAACATCTTTGAAGCAGGCATATTTATCCTGAAAACAGTAGACTTTACTTGATTTCTTTAGATTCGTCAATCTTTGTTGCGTAGTTTAACTCATCTCTAAATCTACCTGAATATTGGTATTCTCCAACATGAGTAATAAATCTTCCAATATAACAATAACATTTTCCACCAATATCAGTCCATTTCTGACAAAATCCAAAATCTTCACCATAGTATTTTTTAGTTTCTAGATCATGAAAGGTATCAAAGAAATTGTATATGTTCTTACTGTTAGTTTCATCTCCATTTAATATAGTGGGTTGATTGATTTCTAAATGAGGATATTTCTCAATCATCTTTTCAAAGACTTGTCTCTTTATTAACATACATCCGGTTGGTGCATGTGTTACTTCCATAACATTATTTTGAACAGTTATATTAGCAGTGTCTTTTACTTTAATTGGATATGTAAAACCTAATGTAGCAAGTTCAGTTGCACTTGTTGATTCTTTATTTAATCTCTTAATTTTATCCCAACTTAAAGTTTTCATTGGGTATGGAATAGCTATGACTTCTTTATCTAATGCTATCATCTCAAATATACTTTCTGGAGAAAAGTTAATATCTGAATCAATAAATAACATATGAGTATATTTATGTTGTTCATTTAAAAATGCAGCAACACACATATTTCTACCTTGAGTAACTAATGAAGATTTTAATATTGTAAAGCTGACTATTATACCTTTTAACATACAAATCTTTTGAAACTCTAATAGAGCCTGTGTATAATGCATGGATACTTCTGAATGTACTGGTGTACATACCATTATAGAAATATTACTTTTTAAATCAGTATTAGTTTGTTCTTCTTTTTTAAACCAAATAGGTTTACTTGCGTCTTGCATCCAAGGCTCCTTTTAAAAAATTTGTCCAGGCATAACCAATCTTATTCCAGTTATAAAATCTATTTGTATAATCTATTTGCATATCTAAATGTTGTCTAATCGCTGGATGATCCAAGGTCCCCGCTGCATGTTCAATTGCATAAGCAAACTTGTGCGCTAAACTTGTAAATGATTTCTCGTATGGAACGTACGTTATAAACTCTGCACCCGTTTCATATAAAGCACCATAATCAGTTGTAATACAATAAAGTCCAGCTGCCATTGCTTCTAGCGCTGATATACAAAATGTTTCTTCCCAGATACTTGGAAAAGCAAAGATATGATATTTATGTAAATTCTCTCTTATATATTCATGAGGCTTGTAACCAATGTAATTTACATTAGATAATGATTTAGCCTGATCGTATAATTCTTGATATGCAGAATCATTACTTTGTTTAAATGCATCTCCATATACTTCAGTTGATGAATAAACATCTAAACTAATAAGAGGATTTTTAACAAGTTGCATTGCAGCAAGTATTACATTCAAACCTCTCCATGGAGTTGGATGAAATATAAGTTTAATAGGATCACCTTTTACATGTCTAGTTCTTGGAACAATAGGAACTACACCATTTTTAATAACAACACATTTTTCAGTTGGTACATCAAAAGCCATTCTAAATTTTTCGTAATTCCAATGTGAATTAAATACATACCAATCATATTTATTATGATTTGATTTATTTTGAAACCATGGCGCTAAATTAGGTTGATCATATGAATTTTTTTGCCAAAGTATATTTAATTTAGTTGGATGTAATGGAACTTTACCCGGAACAGATGTACAGATCTGTACTTGATCTAATAATTCTTTAGATACGTGTTTTTCTAAAAATTCAAATTGTAATTCGGTTCCACCTCTAGGTTTCATTTTTCACTCATAAATTTCTTAAATACTTCTAATCCTTTATTAGTAACTTTAACTATAACGTCACGACTAATATCTTGTGTGTCAACGTTAGCAGCTTTAAGTTCTTCTTCGTCTTTATAAACCTTACCTGTTTTTTTGTTCTTTATTATTGTTACTGTTTCAGTTTCAATATTAAATTCTTTATTGTCCATTCTGGTCGTCTCTATTTATTTCTAGTATTGCAAGTGTTGCACTTATACCAGAAACATTAGAACTTTCAAGTCTTATGGTATCTGTTTCTTCTAATACAATTGGCCCTTTAGCTAAATTACAAATAGTAGGACCTGTTATAGAAGCATAAGCTATTTGAAAAATTGTAGATACCGAATCATCATTAATAGATACTTTTAATATCTTACTTCCTGATTCATTAGTCACTTGTATATTTTGAATGATAGCGTTGGCATTTGATGGACATGTATATACAGTCACAGCAGCTGTAGTGCTTGGATCATAGAATGCGTTTTTATAAAAATTTGCCATTATGTTAAATCATACCATTTTAATAAACCAGACACATCTCCATTAGCTGTTCCTGGTCTTACACCTAAAGTTAAAGTATCTGACACACCTGCAATAGTTTGTCCAAGTTGATTTGCGAATGCTATAAAATCTCCACCTAAAGTAAATGGAGCAGTTTTACCTCCTAAATATCCACCAGCAATTCTTGTACCTGCCGTAGCAAATTCAGTTGTTTGTCTATCATATTCTACATTATCACTAAAACTTGTATATGAAAATGAAGAGGTTAAAGTAGCATTAACAAATAATCCCCATTCAAAATCTCCATTAGATATATTTAAAACATCTACTCCTGATGGAACTATAACTGCGTATGGTCTTGATGCTTTAATTCTAATAGTTATAATATTATAATAAGTATTCGCTGTTGATAAATTTACACCTGCACTAATAGTATCCGTACTAATCATTTGTTCTACTCCTTGTGGAGAATAACCACCTTCAGAAATACAAGAAGAACATATTTGTTGTAATGTATAAGTTCCAGCAGTTAGTGTTCCAGCTCTTTCAATCTCATAACGAATTGGAAGATTGGCTGTTTGCATATAAACAGTTGTTAAACTATTAGCATTATAAAAAGTATGTGCTGTAATTAATTGACCATTAATAACAAATCCAACTCTAACAGCACCAACACCTAACCATTCAATATCTATAAATAATATATTTGATGCTGCTGCATTTAATGTAAATCCACTTGCTCCAGTTCCATTTAAAGTATCTCCATTCCAACTAGATTGTGATATTTCAGTATCAACTGCTGCACCTGATGTATAAGTTCGTCTTACTATTTTAAGTGTCGTTCCATCTGCTGTAAAAAATATTCCATTATTTGCATCAAATAATCCAACCTTTTGTTTTAGGTTTGCAGTTAAAGTATTCATTACAAATGTGTTAAAAATAAGCAATGACTTACCAGGTTGATAAGACATAACTCTTTTAGATTGTCTTACTGTTTTAGATGATGCTGCTTCTGTTACGTTTAAATTAACTGTAGATTTATTAGCTGTATAAACAACGCTTCCACCATTTGCAGTAGTTTCAGCAAATAGATTATTCTGTGACATTATATTCTTACTGTCAAAGATTGTAAGTGGATTAGAAACTCTTAATCTTCCGAATGCATCAACGTTATTACCGCCGATACTAATAGGTTGAGTTGTAGTATTTATATTTTCACAAGACATTAGCAGCCAAACCTCATGTTAAACCATGTAAATCTTTGTAGATCTTGTTTTAAATCTTCTTGAAAAGAAAAGTTTAATTGATCTTTTAAAGTCTCTAAAGCTTGCAGAACCTGTCTTTGATTTTCAGGAGTATACTGTGGACTTGGTTCAGGTATGTATGTTGTAATTTTTGCCATTATCTTCTTCCATCAGGTTGAATGTCTACTCTAAATAATCCATATCTCCAGTTTTCATCTGTTGAATCATTTTCTACTTTAATACTCATTAATCTATTTCTTGCTCTAGTATCTATCTTAGTTGTAGATGAAGTTACAGTGTAAGGTCCTAACATCTGACTATTTTGTGTTTGAGATGGATAATCTCTTAATAATAATGTTACTTTAGCATTTCCATCTAGTATTTTAAAGTCGGGTATAAATCTATTTATCTTCATTAAAAACTGACCATCTCCTTCTATATCTAAATCAAAGTCTCCAGATTCAATGTATGCAGAAATAGCTGTTTTAACTCCAAGTGCACTTACATCATTAACACCTGTTTCATGTTCATAATATTCTGAAGAGCCATATGTATTAGTTACACCATTGATAGTTGGAAATGTTGGAGTTGTTGTTGGTAAATATTTAGTAGCATATGGTTTATCAAATGTTTGAGCATCTGAATAAGTTGTTCTAGAAAGTGACATTGTAGTCCAAGTATTTTCAACAAAGTTATAAACTACAGATCTATTTATTTGAGATTCTCCGGCACTTGGATAAAACCAAACTATTTCATTATATAAACTGTTATGTGAACCATAAACAATATCTGAAGCATTGTAATTTATACCCAAATTAGTTCCACCTGTTGTAAATACAAAATCTTCAACAAGAGAGGATAATTGTCTAACTGTTCCATCATAAACAAAGAAACCTCCACCAAATCCCATCCAGTATACAGCGCCTTGTGCAAATACTATTGAATGCTGACCAATACATCCGCAATTTGTACCCACCTGTCTTATTGAAAAGACAAAAGGAGGCCCAACGAATTGCATAACATAAGCCGCTTGATCTGTTAAAATAAATATATAATCCTTACCCTGTACTGCTCCAACAATAAAATTACCTGTATCTAGTCTAAATGTACCTGCTGTATTTGTTGCAGTTGGTGCCCAAGTATTAAAGTCTTCTTGATTTGAAAATCTTATAAACATTGGATCTTGAGTTGTTGTATCTCCAATCGTTGTCTCTGTTCCAAGTGCAATTAAATGTCTATCTCTATCTGATACTATACTCATAACAGAAGCTGTCGGGCAACCACTAATAACTGTTGCTCTAGTTTGTAATGCCCCACCAACGGAAGGATTCCAAGAAAATGTTTTACCATTTTTAATTGTTGCAATTAATATTTGTCCAAAGTTATCAAACGACCAGTTACCAGGTGATAGTACTACAGTAGCTGAAGTACTTGCTACACCCCAAGCAACAGTACCCCAAGTAGATGTTCCCCAACCATAACCATATGTTTGAGCAATAGGTCCAATATTAGCATAAGGAGCAAAAGATAAACTTCCACCACCTGTAACACCTGTTCCAGTTTCAGCTGTTGTCATTGTAACTGTAAAAGTATCTGCTGTTGGAACTGTTTTTACTTCAAAAATATTCGTTGTAAAACTTGCAGACGTATAACCTGTTGTTGTTGGCCCTGGAGTTGTTGCTGCTGTAAATTTAATATAATCACCAACTTCAAGTCCATGTGCTACCTTATTAATAGTAACTGTTGTAGATGATGTTACTGATGTGTAAGTTGCTGCAGTTAAGGTTGTACCAAGTGGTGTAATATCATAAAAAGCACCACTAAAATAAATAACTAATAATTTATTTGTTCCAATAGCTGCATATTTATTACCACTTAAATCTGTCCATGTGTGCTGGGCTCGGGCAACTCCAGCTAATTCTTTATTTAAAATCTCTTGCCATCCACCTATTTTTTCAGGATAACCATATCTAAATCTTACAAAATCACCATCAATCCACTGACCTTCTGCAGCAGTTGAAGTATCTTGTTTATTAAATCCAGCTTTTAATGGTATCTTTTTTAATGGCATAAGCTATCCTTATACCACCAAATTCATTGATTTATACTATTTTCTTAACGATGGTATTCCTAGTAAAGGTCTTTTATCATATAAATTAGAATCTGCAAACTGTCCATTTACATGGTTATAATGCAAGAAACCTTAATTTAATATATTTATTTAAATTTAGTTTTGAAGGCAATTGTTATTCTTGGATTATTTAATGATTTTGGTGAATTTCCTTTATGAAGAAAATTAGCTGGAAAAGAAATTAATCTATTTTGAACAAAACTTATTTCTTTTTTTTCTTTGTTATCTATTATTTCTAAAACTCCTTCATTATTTTTTAAATTTTCACTTATCATTAAAACAAACGTTTTATCTCCATCATCTACATGAAAATCACCATCCATTCCAAAATGTTGTATGTTAGCATAACACCTTAATAAAACAGATTTATGATTGTTTAATTTTGATATTTTAAACCATAAAAAATTAATTAAAGTATTACTGCTTTGAAAATCATGATTATAAAAAAAATTACTTTTTTTATCGTTGGGATTAGAAGAATGACCATAATAATGAGGTATATTTTTACAATAAGAATGTAAAAATAAAATTAAATCTTTATCTAAAAAATCATCTTTTACTTCGATCATTTCAATTAAAATTTTCTAAAGCCTGAAAATTAAAAGATATTGTGTATCTTGATTTATTTAAATTAGAAGGTAAAACAGAGTGTTTTGCTAATGGTGAAAAAAATAAAATTTTTCCTATTTTTTCTTCAACTGTGATATTAAAATCATTAAAAAAAGTTCCAGGACCATTTTCAGTTAAATAAATTAAACCTGAAACACTCGCCATGTGATGATCATGTTCTTTTACAAACTCATTTAAATTAAGTTCATTTCCCCAACAAGATTCTAAAAAACTTCTTTTTATGGGCAACCAATTTAATATGTCAAAACACTGATTAAAAATATCATTTATTTCCTTATCTTTTACAAAAAATTTCCAATCGGTCATTTTACCTTTGACATTAGTTGTATAAGATGTTTTTTCACTTATATTTAAATTTATTTTTTCAATTAAATTTATTGGATTAAAATTTATTAAATTTTTTTCAATTAAAAAAAGATTAACTTCTTTTTTTGCTAACTTTAAATTATACATTTATGTTATGGGGTAATCCTAATAAAGGTCTATTATCGTAAATTGTTTTAAAAGGCCCATTTGCATCATTATAATGTAAAAAAACTTGAGCACACAAATTTCCTTCAAAAGTGTTTCTCCAATGCTCTAATTCATTTCCTTTATAAATTAACATATCCCCTGGATGTAAAACTACTTCAACTCCTTCTGTATTTTCAGAAACATATACATCATTTATTTTTTTACCTTTATTTTTATCTGGTTCAATAAAAATTGGCCATGAATCTCCACCTAAATTTAATGTTGTAGATATCTCGCAAGATGGTCTATCTTTATGTCTTTTTAAAATAGAACTTTTTTCATAAATTCTAGCGTAAGAATACGTTGGAAATAAGTCTAGTTCGGTTTCTTTCATCATAATGGGTAAAACTTTCATCAATAATGTTTCCATAACAAAATCTGCATAATGAGAATATGCATTTTCAACTTGTGCATCCCCAAAAGTTCCAAATAAATGTTTATTTAATTCTATTGAATTTAATAAAATTTTTTTATCATATAAATATTTTACAGCATCTCTTTTTAATAAAAAATAATTAAAACAAAAATTAGCTAATTCATATGAAATTGCGTTTTTTATAATAGAATAATTTTTTTCTTTAAAACTCATAAAAATCTTTTTCTTAAAAAATTAAAGCTAATTGATATTCTTAATTCATCTGATTTATTTTCTTCAACCGAATGAACTAACCAAGAAGGAAACATAAAACATCTACCTGCAACTGCTTCATAAAATACTTCTCTTCTTTGATAAAATTTTCTATCTTTTGTGTATTCTGGTTGTACCATTAAAGACATATATTTCGGATCTGCAAATCTTAAATGTCCACAGTTTTTTGGTGTTTTAACATAATAAACACCAGACCAAACTGAATTAGGATGAATATGCGGTCTATTGTATCCACCAGGTTTATTTATGTTAGCCCACATATTACCAATTATTGGATCATCTTTTAAATTTTCTTCGATATAAATTTCATTTTGCATTTTTAATAAAAATTCAAATATTTCATTATATTCTTTTCTTCCATGCATATCTGTAGGTGAATGCCATCCATTTACATTTGTTCTTTGAAGACCTTTATCTTCTTGAGACCATTTTAAAATATTTTTTTCTAATTCAAGATTTAATAAATTATTTGAATTATCTTTATAATAAATTTGTGTTGGAAATAAAAATTCTTGTTTTAACATTATTTAAAAGATGGCCCTCCAAACCAAACAACTAAAGATTTTCTCACTCCTTTTGTCACAGGCACAACTCTGTGTTTTAAAAAAGAAGCAAAAAAAACAGCATGTCCCTGAGATGGTTTAAAAATATTACCTTCATCTAAAAGTTCTAACCCACCTCCTTCAAACTCAGATTCATGTGATAATAAACATGTCATTGATATTTTTCTAACTGTGGGTTCTTTTATTCCTTTAACATCTGAATCCATATGCCAATCATAAAATCCACCTTCTTGATATTCTGTGTATTGTGCCATTTCATTTAAACATATTCCATCAAAACCAAAATGATTATTATTCACACTGTTTACAAAAGATTCTAATCTTTCATACATTGGTGGAAGAACATTAAAAGGTATCCAAGATATATGAGATAACCTAGTTTTTGTATTAATTTTTCCACCTCCTATTTTACCTTCTTCTATTGGTTGATTTTTTCCATTTTTTATTATTTCATCACATTGTTCCTTTGTAAAAATAGGTGTTTTAGTAAACGCTATTAAAGATTTCCAAACAGGTTCTGTCCAAACTTTATTCATTTTTTTTCAATTGTATTTTGTTTTGTGTTATTATTTTCTATTAGTTTTTCTTTTTTTAATTTCTTTAAAGTTTCATGTTGACCTACCACATTGAATATTTCTGGTTGAGTTGATGCTGCACTTAAAGATTTAACTTTATGTTCCATAATTTTTCCATAAGAATCTAATTGATGAACATTTACGTCCTTATTATCAAAAGAACCATCATCTAATTCTTTTTTAATATTAGACCATATTTTTATTTCTCTAATCCTATCTTTTGCAATTAGTTCCATAGATGCTTTTTGATAAATTTTTTCATCTAGATCTATTTCTAAAATTTCTTTTTTATATTCATCTGTTTCTTTTTCTAATTTATTTTTAATAAATTTAATTTTAGCTTCGTTTCTCCTGTAATCAAAAGATAATCTCATTAAGTTATCTAAATAAACATCTTGTTCTCTTACAGCTTGCCAATATTTAGAAGCTTTTGTAGGATGTTTAAAATCATTTAAAACTGAAAAACGTATTTCTGTTTCTGTTCTATAAATTTGTTTTTTTGTCCAAGTATCTTTTAATTCATTAATTATATTATTAAATGCAAGGCAATCTTCTTTATCTAAAATATTGTTTAAATTTGGAGATTCTTTTTCTATTAATGCTTTAATGTTTCTTTTATCTTCCATAAAATTATCTTAAGTTAAGACTAATAATTATTCTTATTTTTGTATCAGTTTGAGCAACACTTGCATGTTTTTGTTTACCATCAAATTTATAAATTTGATTTTCTATTGATTCTATTTTTTCTCCGCTATCAAGTAAAGTATATCCATTACATGTATTCAAATTGTATATATATGCATCATTATTTATATTAAAATCAATATGAAAAGGATCTGGATCGTGTGTGCTTCTTCTTGTAAACATTATTACTCTAGCTCTAATGATGTCATTAAAATTTAATTTTCCTAGTATAGGAAATATCATATTAAAATATTCACTTCTTTGAGAATTTTCTACAAATAAATTATGTATAAAGTAAAAAGAATCTTTTTTACTGTATTCTGCAACAATATCACTATATTCCCATTTAAATCTTGGAGAAAAAACTATATTTTTAATTTGATTAAAAAAAAATGGGGAAAGAAAATTTTTCTTTATTTCGTATTTCATAATCTATATATGAAATATTTAACATATTTT